AAAAGTGGTTTACAAACCAATAAAAGAGATCGTATTATAGAAAAAAGTGGTTAGCAGCTATTGGAGATTAAAATGTCAGCCATAGATAAAGCAGTAAAAATAATTGGTGGGCAAACCAAGCTCGCTACAGTCCTAGGTACTAAGCAATCAGTTGTACATCACTGGGTTAGCCGTCACGGCCAAGCCCCAGCGAAGTACATACCGCGTATTTCAGAATTAACTAACGGCGAGATATCTGTAAACGATTTACTGGCCGATCATCAAAAAAGCAACAAGGAAGATGCAGCATGAGCACTGAACAACAAATCATCTTATTAGATATTCACCCAGACGCAAAAGCAGTGTTGTTTGCGCTACTGCAAGAAAACAACCAGCTACGCGCTGAGCTTGAAGAGCAAAAAGACCGCCTAGTAAACACCCGTGAGGCAATGGAAGTTATGGGTTGTGCCCATGCCAAGTTTTGGAAGCTTAATAAGCTAGACAACTTTCCAAAGCCAGTGCAGTTCGGCAAAAGCAATTACTACCGCATTAACGAGCTAATAGCGTTTAGAACGAAGTATCAACAGCAAGTAAATAACTAGGAGAATAATCATGGCACAAGTACTCGTTGAGCTAAACAATGTCGCACAACCCGCTTCATTAAAAGCGGTAGAAGGGCGTCACATACCAAGAGGCCTAGCTGAAATAAAAGCACTTATGAGCGATACAAAGCGCACACCAGGTTATGTGTTTAATGCAGTTTTAACCGTTCAACAACGCAAAATAGTTTGTTTTGCTGCTGGACTTAAACAGCGCCATGTAGAAATGAGCTTTTATAAATTTAATATCCAAGAGCGTAACGCGGTACACAAAGCACTTTTAGCCTTGCAAAGTATTGTAGCGGCGTTTGACGATGCCAATGTATTAATGCCCGAAAAGTTTGAAAGAACCCAGCCCAAGTTTGATGTTGTTCCGCATTTAGTTGAACAGTCAAAAACTGATTCACAAACACATTAAGGATTAGCCATGACTCCCGATCAGTTAATCAATCAAGACAGTGGCAATGTTGAGTTTTACACGCCCGCTAAAGTTTTGAAGTATGTGCACCAAATGTTTCCGGTTATTGATTTAGACCCTGCAAGTTGTGCAGTGGCTAACAAGTCAGTAAAAGCAACGTGTTACTTAACGAAAGAAGACGATGCATTAACACGAAATTGGATAGCTAATACTGTTTGGTTAAATCACCCATTCAATAAAGGTGAGCTGGCTTGTAAACCAAAGTGCGTTAAAAAAACATGTAACGACCCGAGCTATCATAAGTATCGCGGCCACTGCATTACTGAAAACATAGCCAGCAACGGCGATTGGATTGACTACTACTTAGATCAGTATGCACAAGGTAACTTTAAAGAAGCAATGAACATCACCTTTGTTAATAGCTCAGAGGCATGGTGTCAAAAGTTATTAAATGCAGGTTTAAGCTGTTTTATTGATGGCCGTACACACTTTAACGACCCACTAGGCAACATTAAAAAAGGCGCCCCAAAAGGCTGTTTCATTACTTACCTAGGTAATAGAACCGACGAATTTCGCAAAATATTCTCAGCGCTTGGAGTAGTGAAGTAATGAAACTACACCCAAAACAGCGCATCTGTTAAAAAACACACACTAATTTAACCCCCAAGGACTACTGAAAAATGAACACTATCAAAGACCAAGATCTATCTAAAAATCAGCAATTACTACGCAATATCGTTTTACATGCTGTAGACCAAGCTAATTTTACGATTCGTAATTTAGCCAAACGTCCAACAGTTGTCATGCTAATGGAATGCGAAAACTGCCTCACAGACTTTATGCCTGTGATTAAGTTAATTGCAGACGAGCATATTGAATTCGCGCCAGTGTACGACCAAATGGCGATGGCATTAGATGCCGCCCAAGTTCACGGCGAACCTGAGTTAATCGACTTAGACGGCGGTGCAGCATATGAATAATGTAATGGTGCATTTAACCCGTTTAGATAATCGCTCAAGCGCAATGGTCGTTGAAATTGCGGCGGTATTTTTTGACCCAAAAACAGGTGTAATTGGCGCTGAGTTTCACGAGGTTATATCGCCAGAAAAGCAGGATAGGTTAAGCACTGCGACAGCGGCGTTTAACTCACAGTGGGGGCATTACTTACGAACCAATTATCCTGATGATGAAGGCTTAGGCACTGATATTGATTTTGCATTAGGTTCGTTTGCTGAATGGCTGTGCCAAATTGAGCCTATGAGCGCTCGTATTATTTGGAGCACAGGCAATGATTTTAGTGACGCAGGAATATTGCATCAACTGCTTTTAGATTACATTGGCAATAGTGATCACATTACTGGCCGATATTGGTATTCAAGTTCCACAATGGAGCTAAGTACTATATCAAAAGTAGTTTTTAACAATCTTGATGAACTTGGATTTAATGCGGTACACGCAACAGACATTGTTAAGTTAAAAGCAAACCTTGCAAGCGATCTGATGAAGAGCCTTAACTTGTAATGGCTAACCCTAGACCGCTCGATCTTGATGCCCTTAGACTATCTGGTATAGCTAAGGGCTTAATTTCGTCTATTAGCGATATTGACGACCACAACTTTTTAGCGCGTGGTTTACAAAGCGTTCCTGTACCTTTGCAAAGTCGCATGGCCCGTAAGTACATTGATCGTTATAACCAAAAAAAGGCAGGTAGCCAGTTCCGTGCAAATACATGGCTGCGCCGCACTATTGCTAGGTTAAAACCACGCTTTGGCGTGCTGTTTAGTATTACTCAAAATATGCCATTACCATGGCATATTTTAAGCAGTATTGAAAAAACCAAAAAACACGCAGGCACGCTTGCCATGGAATGTGTGCAAATCGCCCTTGATGTAAGCGAAGAACACCAACGCCTAAGTTATGAAAAAATAGTTCGCCTAACGTATGAAGCAGTAGCCGAACATGCAAAATCGTTTGGTGTGAATGTGCCGTTTTATAACATGCGTGAAGACGACCTACCGCCAGCGTGCTTTGAAATTGCCTTGCTTAAAATGCACTGCGACAAGTGGTGGGCACGACAATTAAAAACCCTGCGCAAACAGTTTTTAGAGCTGCTTGAAATTGCCACCGGACAAGTGGGTAAAGACCTTTACCACGACAAAAAAAGCAAAAAGCTAAAACGCCGTGGTATTAGTCCGTATTCATCAAAACAAGCACAGCGTGAGTTTAGCTTTGCTCAAGCCAGCGGCCGTCAGTTCTTAGAAATGATGGAATTACAAAGCAGTGACGGCGATGTAATTGACCTAATCGAAGCCGTAAAAAGCGGCATGGCAAATCCAGCTAACCGCCGTAACGAGTTAATGTTGCGCATTCGTGAAACCGAAGAACTAGCCGACGAAATGGGCTATGTTGCTATGTTTTACACCATTACGTGCCCGGCACGTTTTCATGCCAATGCAAGTACGTGGGACGGCTCAACCCCTAAAGATGCACAAAACTACTTAACTACAACATGGGCGCGCGCCCGTTCTAAGCTTAATCGCCGTGGCCTTAAATACTTTGGTGTGCGCGTAGTTGAGCCGCATGCCGACGGTTGTCCGCATTGGCACATGATGTTATTCATGCCAAAAAACAAGCTTCAAGAAATAAACGCTATTTTACGTTGGTACTTTATCCAAGAAGACAAAAGCGAGCTTTACGATCGATATGGCCCAGAGCTTACCCGCGCCAAAGTATTCAACAAATTTGTAGATATAAACACCCACGGCACACACATAAAAACAGTAGAAGCCTGTGTTAAATATCGTGCTCATACAGAGAAAACCAATTTATTTAAAATCTATAAAAAAAAGCGCAGCGAGTGGGGCTTTGCTAAAAAGAAGGCAAACGAAGTAGCCATAAAGCGCAATAAAGAAGAAGCCGAAAAAGCCAAAGCAGAGAACAGAGAACCTAAAAAGTTTAAGGCGAAAAACCATAAAGCGCCTACCAAATTTTACCGTACTTTTAGCCCACGCTTTGACGCTGTAAAGCTCGATAAAAGCAAGGGCAGTGCAGCGGCCTACATTGCTAAATACATCAGTAAAAATATTGATGGTTATATGCTTACCGATCACGTAGACGCTGAAACAGGCGAAAATCTGCAAGAGCAAGCGAACCCCGTTTTAGCGTGGGCAAGTACATGGAACATTCGCCAGTTTCAGTTTCAGGGCTCACCAAGCGTTACCGTTTACCGCGAATTGCGCCGCATGCGCACCGCTGTAAAAGACGAAATCATAGAGCCTATTCGCCATGCTGCCGATACTGCCAACTGGAAAGACTACGTAAAACTACAGGGCGGCATGTGTATTGGCCGCGCCGCTAATTTCAAATCAATGTACGAAGATACCCCAATGGGCAACGACTACGCCGAAGTAGTGCGTCGCATTAAAGGTGTTGTGACCAACATTGATTACAAAGCCGTACTTACACGTTTGTTTAACAACGTGCATAACGTAACGGATGCAACCAGCTTAAAAACGCGCCTTATCGAATGGACAAGACAACTCAAAGGCACAGCAGAGAAAATTGCAGCTAAGGCTAGCACCAACGTCGGCGCAGCCGACCTATCTTGGTCTAGTGGTAATAACTGTACGCCTATAGCCGTGGGCTCTAGCGCCGAGTTGTTACTCGATATGGTGGGTTCGTCAAAAAAAGACCTTGATGATCTAATAAAGGATCTAAATAGCGGGAAAAGGATCGCAACAAACGGCCAAATTTACCAAATTAGAGACGGCCAATTACAAGTATTAGACGACGCAGCGCAACTTAAGCATGAAAAACGTTTAGCGATCGAGGCAACAGCCAAAACTAACAGCCTAAAAGATGGCCGTTGGTTAGTCACCGATGAAGATTGGACCGAAGCCCGCGAATTTATAGCACAAGTTTATAAGCATGCAGAGATAGACGGGCGCACAACACTCATTCCAACACGAAATAATAGAGGCCTTATCACCATTGGCGATTGGGACTTAGCAACTTTAGTTAAACAAGGCAGTGCATCAGCAATCAGCGATAACGATTGGTGGGCACTGGATATGATGGCGTAGGAGAAATAATGACTATTCAAATTTCAAAAGTAGATATGCCAAAGGCATGTATTAGTTGCCAGGCGTTTTACCCAAAAGGGTATGCAGAGGATCATCTCAGCCCATTTATTACAAAATTCGATAAGGCAAAGCCTAAAACCCAATACGGTCAGTGCGGTAAAACCAATAACAGCGTTTTTGCTACCGAAATTTGCACCGGCTATCAGCAAGAACCTAACGCCGACGTATTTACGGTCATCAATAGAGCGGAACCAAAACATCAGGAGAATAGCTATGGCCACAGGTAAAGTAAAAGCGGGTGAAGTTTTCAACAATTGGACAGTATTAAACGAAGACCGCCGAAACAGGGGAGTGCAGCATTTTATGTGTAAATGCGTATGCGGAACTACTCGCGTAGTGCGAAAAGATAACCTAGGACTTGTTCAAGGCTGTGGGTGTGATCGCAAAGCCTACAAAGCCCGCACTGGTGAAACTAAACCACGCACTAAAAAAAAAGCGCGCATTGTGTCACCCAAACCAGTAAGCGAACCGGTAAAAATATCACATCATGAAAACCAAGAGCCACGGCCGCAATATCAGCAGCGCAATAAATCAACCCGCGAGCTATTAGAAGAGCGCTTAGCGAAAAAGCAGTTAGAAAAAGAATTAAGTGAATTATGGTGAACTATGAAACCAACCGTTAAACGTCGTAACTGGATGTATCACTCAGTTATTAAACCAAAAGAAAAGCCACCATTTCCAGAGAAAAGATCATATAAAGGTAAGGAAAACATAAAGGGCTAAATAAATTTAGCCCTTAGTAATTACATTGCTAACAATGAACTGATTGCAATTATTAAATGTATAACGTTAATAATTGCACGTTCTGAAATCTCTAAGGATAAATTGATTTTCAATTTATTATCCTCCAATTTTTAGATGTGGCTTGCTCAAGATTCCAGAATAAGTTACGCTCTTTTTGCAAACCTAAGCGCTTAGCTGAAATCTTAGCAAGTGACTTTACTAACACCATATTGGCGTATGGTGTTAGTCCCTCCCCTGAAAGCACACACTATATGTAGTATAATTTTTCAAGTTCCGTAACAAGATAGTGTGGTACGCAATCATTTGCAAGGGGCAAAAACGCCCCTAATTGTGGATAAAGATGGGATAACACGGTTGTGTTAGTAGCCGTTAACCTTTGATCATTAGGTTAAGTTGAAATTTGTAAAAATCAACTTACGATATGCTAAATTTACGCATTTTAAAAATAAAATGCAGTTGCTTTTTTAATCAGCAATTGCAGTGTATTTTTTAACCATTGCTTAAGCTTTTTTATAAAAACCCCTGTTAGGTAAAGAAAAAGTATTAATTTAAAAATACTTTTTATAATCCAATTAACTCTAATTATTGTCCACATGGTAGGTTTTTAATAAGTGATACGGCTAATGGTGCTGTAGTTTTATAAGGCGAGTTTAATGATGTGTAAATCACAAAAAGTATTTATTTGCAAAACTACAAAAGGGACTAACTTTAAAAGTGACTATTTTATAGTTAAAAACTTCAAATCCTTAAAAAAGGCTGACATGGGATGTCGGCCTTTTTTATACCTGTCGCTTTTTAAGTTAAAGTCCAATTAATTCTAATTGCTCTTCGCGCGGTAGGTTTTTAATAAATTGCTACATAATAAGTTCCTCAAACTTTTTTTTAGCGAAACTTTCTAATAATTTTGGTCCCATATTACAAATTGTGTTAATTGGTGCGTCTTTCATACGCTCTTTTAGCTGTGAAAAAATATCACTGTTTTGAAGAGCATTAGAGTAATCCTGGCCTTTACTTGTCAACCGCAAGCGAATCCCAGTAAAATCAGGTGTTGGTTCTAGTCCATTATACGCAATACCAATATCAGAGTGAGAACTTACCTTTCTCCCGTCAAACCTTGAAATAATTCCTTCGTCAAAAAAAATTTGTATCTGAAACACTAGTTGCTGAATATCGTTACTATCCTTACAAACTACAGTCCGTAGTGTTGCTAAATCAAAAAATGGATCATCGTTCTTTTTGATAGCTTCTAAAATTGTCTTTGTAAAATCTAAATTTGTTTGCATATAAAACCTCAATATATTTAAAATATTGACCGTTAAATAAAGCCAGTGTTAACCTGTACTTTCGACAATTCAGGCACTGGGCTTATTAATAGTCTTTCCTGTAGAAATGGCCCAAGCCTCGCTTGGGCTTTTTCATTTCTAAGAACTACTTTACTCTTTAAATTGGCAGTGTGCAAACTGGATTTATTTTTAAGATGTTGATTGTAAAGTGTTATTTTTAGTTTTTCAGGTCTTATATTTAGTTTTAGTTGGTAATTAGAAAACTGATGTCAAATGCCAACTAACTCTAATTGTTGTTCTCTAGGTAAATTTTTAATCAGCGCTGCAGCTATTTGCGCGGTGGTTTTACATGGTGGATTTAAGAAGTGATCAAACGACTGGGTAATACGGAACGTAGCCCCGCACTCTTTAGTGTTAGTACACGAACAATATAAATTAACCACATGCGCGCTTTGCTTTTCACGAGACGTAATTATTGCTTTAGCTTCACAATTTGGACAAGTAACCCGCGCCATAATTTCACCAATCGTTAAAAGTACACTGTAATTATATACAGTCATTTAGTTTGTGACAAATTATAAAGCTGCTGTAAAATTTGCGCATAAGTTAAATAAATTTAAAGGACTAATGATGGGTGGAATTGTTGAAACCGTAGTTTGTGGGTTTATAGTTTTAATTGTTTACATAGCAGTTAAAGAATCGGGTGCAAAAGATGCAAAAATTAGAAAACTCGAAGAAGATAAAGAGCGATTATTGAACATCGAATTTAACAAGCGATTTAAAGAAATTCACGGTATTAGTTTTAGTGAAGCTTATGATGCATCAGATAATAAGAAAAAATGGGATGAATGGGGTGAAAGAGTTAAAACTGGTCAAATCCATTGGCAGCCAGACTATTATGAATATATTGCTGATGGTTTGTTTAACCCTGATAAGTCAAAACACATTAATATTAATCTTGATTTAGAAGAAGAAAATTATTAAATAGTAAGTCAGGCCCTTCACTTTAAGTGTGTCTAAGGTAGTTAGTGGCAGGGAGCATTATGCAGCAATATTTATGAGTGAGTAAGGCATGGAAGATCTAATTAAGCATATTAGGTATTTATCGGCAGTTACAATAATTTGGATTGATGGAAAGGATGGCTCAGGAAAGAGTTATTTGGCAACAGAGCTAGCAAAAAAATTAAAGTACAATGTTATTCATGTTGATGATTACTTGGTCCCGAGTCAGGGTTCTTACTTTGGCAGTTTAAAGTTAGATAGCCTTAGTCAAGCTATTAATGAAAAATCGAAATATCTGATAGTGGAAGGTATATGCTTACTAAAAGTTCGTGAGGCTCTTGGTTTGAAAAAGGGCTTTGACGTGTATGTAAAAAAAATAAGCCTTGAGGGTGATTGGGCTGATGAAGGTGAATGCAATATTTCTGAACCACCAGATGTGTACATCCAAAGACAACAGGAAGATATCTGCAAAGTAGCAGCAATTTGTTTTATGGGAAAGAAAGATGAAGCTATAGAGTTTCCTGCTGTGGCGCGTGAAATAATTACATATCATTATGACTACAAGCCACATATAAATTCAGACGCAACATATAGTAGAATTGAACAATAAATGCCTATAAATAGTTTAAATTGACTGTAGGCTTTACTATCAACCTCAGTATTCCTTACTACTTCCTCCATCATTAACTTAATCAGCGAGTCAGTCCCGCTCTAAAGCACAAAGCATTATATTTAGTTGACTCGTAAGGCTAGCTGCCAAGAACCAAAAAGCTGAAAAATTCACTCCTCCTCGCCTTCCGCTTTCGTGCAAAAAACGCGTCAAATTGACAACCACTGTGACACATCATTAATCGCCAGCCAGCCCAGTAAAAGGATCTGTAAGTAATTTTAAAAAGATCGCATTGTCAAAAAGTGACAATGTTTGGCAATAAAGTGACAACAAAAAGATCAAATAGCTGGTGATTTACCTAATATTGAAATATCATTAATTTATTATCAGTTAAGTGATAAATAAATTGTGAAGTATTTACATAAAGGCTCACAAAGCCAAGAGCGATTAGATGCACTTTTATCGTTTGGTAAAAGTACCAGTGAAGATATAAAAGCAGCACTCAGTGATTACTTAGTTCGTGGTATCAGCAAGACCAATGCAGCAACGCTTAATGGTGTGCAAGGACCAAATTTTACAAGGGCACTTAAGCGTCTTGAAGTTGTTGCCGGTAAATTTGAAAACGCATTAGAAATTGAATGGTACTCAAAAAGGCAGGATATGAAATTAGAATTAATAAAAGAAAGAGTTGATGCTTTATTTGTTGAGTTAAATTCGTTACTAACCAGCCTTGATTATTCAGACGATGATTTAGAAAAGCATACCAACAGAATAATTAACAGGCTTGAATTAGAGATTGATCATATCGGTACCAGTAAACGCAGTACTGAAAATGAGCATTGTTATATGTCTGAAATTTATGGGGAAGCAATAACCCCATTAGCTAATAGAAACGAAAACGTAACCTCTAGGATAGAAGAATGTATTGAAAGAGTTAATGAATGGCAAAGTAAGCTAATTAGACGGTAGTGGACACTAATTTATCTTTCCTACAACATAGAATTTCAACAATCAATGGCATAATGTAAACAAATTTGCTAAGTATGTTTAATGGAAAAAGAAGTTTACTAAAACATTAAGAAGACCTATCTAGCGAATTTTACAAACGTAAGGAAAACCTAGTGAAATTTATAATAATGGTTATGGTTTATTTTATATCATTTTCAGGTTTGGCTAACGATTCCATCGCTGAAATGATATGTAATGCTTATAAGAAAGAAGATGATAAAAATAAATGCTTTACTGAATTAAAAGAGGATCCTAAGTATATTTCTTTTAAATTTGGTGTTTCAGCATGCCCTGAAAAAAAATATTGGGAAGAATTTATCGATGAACAATATAGCAATAATAAGCCTGAAATAAGGGGACTTGATACATATTGTTTATCCCTAAGAGAAGGAAATATTGTTTTTGGCTTTTTAGATAAAGCCTACTATAAAGGTCATGAATTGGTTCAAGTTAAGTCTAGTGGTGGTACTTTATTGTGGTTAGAATCTTCAGCGATTAAGGATATAGTTTTTAGTCAAACAGAAAAGCCAGAACCCTGGTTAACTGTTTTAAGAAACCAACATGGTAGGATAATAAATAATACGACCAAGTAATAAAACTATAATAAGTAATCTGGTACAAGCGCTAGCTCTTAACTAGCGCTTTTCTTCCTTTCCCGACCACCCCAAAACGCTCTAAACAATCGCATTAACCCAAGCGTTGAAACGGCAATACCCACTATCACAAATTCAAAGTACCAGGGCGCGCCGTTATAGCCCATTGCTTGCCAGCCTTTTTGCATATACGGCTGCATGGCGGGGATAAAGTGACACACAAACAAACCCAAAAAGAATAGAATGATCACTTCATCCATCATTGTTTTGTCGCGGTTCTTCAGCACAAGCAAGTCATAGTCCGCGTCGTTTTGTTCGGCTTGCATGCAGCGCCTTGCTTTGGCTTCAAACTGGGCAATTTTAAAGTTGTTTTCTGCCCGTGCTACATCAGCGGCCATTTCTGCCGCAATGCGTTTTCGCTCAACATAGCCGCCGGTTAAATCGGCTATTGGGTCTGTGATAAATGAAACCAGTGTTTTAAGCCATCCCATTATTTTATCCCCCTGATCAATTTAATAAATGCTTTTGGGTCTTTGCTAAAGGCTTTAATTAGCTTGTCGAACCCTTCAAGTAAATGCGGGGCCGCGTAGGCTGTTACCCCAATCACGCCTGTTTTTAGGTTTTCATCAAAGCCGCGCCACTCACAAAACATGGCTGATAGGTAGGCTGCAAATATCGCAATCAGCACACTCATAAAATAATGAAAAAACGTAAACTGCCGTTTGCTCAAATACATTTGGATTGCGGCTGCTAAAAAACTCAACATAAGTAATCGCCCCCATTGTTTTATAAATTCGATAACATCAATCCAGCTCATGCGCTTTCCTTAGGTGTTGGGTTTAGGTCTGAATATTCAGGCTCTTTAAAATCAATGTGCTGTGCAGTAGGCAAATAGTTGTTGATCCCTAATACATCTTGCTGCAGGGGCACAACTTCGTTGTTGTAATAGGCGCGGGTGATTTTGTCTAAATCACCAAAGCCGGGGCTGTCGCCAGATGATTGACCGCTAAGTGCTTCTTGTGCACGGTGCATACTGAGCATGTCGTTAAGGGTAATTTTTTTAATGCGCTCAAATTCGTCTTTAGTTGATATGTCACCCACTGGGGTTATTTTTAACGACTTTTCAGCATCGGCTTTTTGCCCCCTAAAGTTTAAAAACAAACTTCTAAAGTTGCCCACGCCTTTACTGTCTTGAATAGCTTTTTTAAGTGCGTTTTCATCTTCTAGGCTCATGAACGGGTCGGCCATTGAAAATATAAAGCCCATGTGTGCGCCGTTCTTGTAGTAGCGACGGCGAAATAGCGTGGCATCTTCATTGAGTAACGCGGATTGAATACCACCGTAATATTGCGGTATGCCGTAAATACCTTGAGCTGGGTCATACTCTTTTACGTGGATAACTTCACCGGCATTAAAATAAATAGGCTCATGGCTTTGATTACTTAATTGCGCATACACACCGCGTTTATCTGTATAACGCATAGTGAGGGCGGGTAAATGGCGCAGTTTAATGACTTGGCCAAAGGCGTTTTTAATAATCTGTAAATACGCGTTACCGCTCCACAGTAAATCAAACGCAAACTTGCTAAGGGCTTGGTGGCTTAATAGTGGGTTAGGCTTATACCACTTTAAGATCATGTTGCGCTTAAAGTAGAGTATGGGCCCATGCTGGGCATTAACTCGCAGCAATTTAACTAAGCCGTGCAAACTAATGGGCGGTGCATAAATGCCGTTGCTGTCGCTAAATACCCCAACGTAATCGGTTAGCCGGTTGTCTAAACATGGCTCGGGATCACCAAAGCTAAATGAATCGGTCATTGCTGTTCGTTGATTGTAGTTAGGCGCTTGGCCGTTACTTACTTGTAATCGTGGTTTGGTCATTAAGCTGCAATTCCTACAGAGGTTTGACGGTTAAGGGCGTTGCCGTCGAGTGGTTCAAATAACATGGCGTGCATAATTGCCCATGCAATATCGGCATGGCCTGTGGTGGCGGTGCGGTTTGTGGCATAGGTAATTTGGTCGCCCACCACTTTGCGGCGAATATTAATAAACGAGCTGGCAATATTTACCGCGTCCTGGTCAAACTCAAGACGGCGGTTTTGAATAACGTTGATTGCCTTGATCACCATGCGGTTTTTAATAATTGGGTTGTAATGGATAGGCTCTGCGTTAGGGTAAAACTTAGTGATAAGCTCCCACACCCCGTAACCAATGCCTGTGGTATCTACGCCAATATGTACCACGTTGTATTTTTCGGTGAGGAGCTTTATTTCAGCGGCCATGGCTTCAAAGTCATTACCGCTTAAATCGATTGCTTCAAGCAGGCGGAATTTTTCGCCGGGTTTCATCGGGGCACTGAGCACGGCAACACTGGCTTTGTCGCCAAAGCGGGCAGGGTCAAACCCAATAACGACAGGTTTTAAACCATAAGGGCGCTCATACTCTAAATCAAAGTCGGTCCACTTGGTTGAATCGCCTACACAGTTCATTAATTGTTTTAAGTTAAACGCGCTGTGTGCATCATCAATAAACTTACACATAAACAAGTTATTAAACTCATCTAGCGAGTATTCGTTTTCAAGTACACTAATATCAATGCGGTCAAAGCCAGAGTTCACCACATCGTGCACAGTGAGCATTTGCCGCCAAATACCATCGTCACACAGTAGGCCATGCTTTAAATTTTTATGGCTAACATCAATGGCAAATTCAGGGTCGTTACAGGCTTTGGTTTTGCGGTACCATTTACCATTCCAATGATCATACGCTTCGTGGCTGGTAACACTTGGCGTACTAAAGTAGGTAATACGTAAATGCTTATGCGTGGCCATGGCTTGTGCAAGGCCACGTAACGTTTTGTATTTAGGTATCCAAAACACTTCATCTATATATAAGTCGCCGGATTCGGATTGCGCAGTACGTGCATTGGTTGACTTAAATATCAGCTTAACCGTTTTTCCGCCGGCTAAATTAAGCACCATCGGCGAGCCGGTTAATTCAATATTAAAATGCTCACGGCACAGGGCTACAATATTGGCTTTAAATACTTCGGCTTGATCGCGGCTAGCCGATATAAATATTTTATTGCGGCCATTTACTACGGCATCGTAAAACGCCTCAAATGCAAAGTAGAATGTAGCGCCAATTTGGCGAGGCTTTAATATAAAGCGGGCGCGGTGGTCTTGGTTATCAAACCAATGTTTTTGGTGCGGGTAAAGTAGTTTTTCTTTAAGCGCATTGAGCATTTCAATGGTAATGCCTGAGCAATCGTTCTTCTTTTTCTTCTTCGATTTTTTATCATTACTGTTATGACTGCCGCCGTTATTATTGCTAGTCGCATCGTCATTACATGCGCGTTGTTTAGGGGCGGGTGCCAGTTTGCTTTTATTAAGTGCACATAATTGGCGGGTGCAAAAATCTAACTCTTTATAGTCGGCATCGGTTTTATTGTCTTTATCGGCCAGTACATTTATGCGTTTGCTATACGCCATTTCGGCATTATAGCTTGGGCACATATCTTCCCACTTACCAGCTTCAGCCCAGCGGCGAACGCTACGCGCACTTGGCATATCGTTAAGCTCGGCTATTTCATCCACCGTATAGCCTTCAACAACATACAAGTCTTGTGCTTTTTTGCGTATCTCTGGTCCGTAGTTCGCCTTCATATTGCACCGCTTTTATTAATCCATAGCGGCAGTGTATTCGTTATAAAGCGCTTAATCTGTCAGACAAAAACCTAACCATTCCTAAAAGTTAAATATAGGAATTTCAAAAAGTTAAACCGTTGGAAAGGAATAAAAAGAGGGTGCAAACTGCAACTACTTTAAAGCAATACGCTTAATTTGCACATATTTAAAAAGGGTTGTTTATGCCAGGTCAACTACGTACTAAACCGTTATCGATTGCCGCTGTAGGCATGACCGTTGACGGCCGTGAAATATCAGAGCAAGACGTAGCCGACATAGTAGAAACCTACAACCCGCGCAAATACGGCGCCCGCATTAATATTGATCACGAATTTAATTGGTCAGGCTGGGCCGCTAAAAACCTGCATAACGTGGATATACCCGGCATGTTGGGCGATGTAGTAAGCGTTGAAGCCTATGAAAACGAAGAAGGCGTTGTGTGTTTATACGCCGTGCTTGCCCCCAATCAAGGCTTTGTTGAGCTGAACAAAGCAGACCAAGCGGTTTACTTTAGTATCGAAATTAGCCGCGATTTTATGGGCTCTGGCAAAACCTACCTAACAGGCTTAGCAGTGACCGACTACCCAGCAAGCTGCTACACCGACCGAATCCATTTCAGTAGTAAGAGTAAACCAGACGACAAGGACGTCGCCTTATTAACCGTTGATTTAGGGTCATGTGAGCCAATCGACACACCACCTAAAAAACCCTTTTTTAAACGATTATTATCATTCAATCAGGAAGAGTCCGACATGAAACCAGAAGAATTCGCAACCGCGTTAAAAGACGCGCTAGGCACACCGTTTGCCGAGTTTGGTAAAAAGCTCGATGGCTTAACAACAAAGCTTGATTCGTTTTCAACCACACAAGTGGAAGCTGAAGAAGCGCAGCCAGAAGGCGAGCAAAGCACAGAGCTAAGCCAAGTTAAAGAAGAATTATCTTCAACTAAGCAGCTGCTTACTGAGCTAACCGATAAGTTTGAAAAAGCATTAAAAACACCTGCGGGTGGCACAACCGACGCCGACGACGAACCAGAAGGCGAAGAAGGCAAATACAGCAAATTGCTGTAAGTGCATCACCTTAACATTACTTAGCAACACGCAGGAAAGCAGATGAAGACAAGAACCCAAGAATTATTCGTCGCCATTATGGCAGGCATGGCCGTTAATTACGGCGTTACCTCTATGAGCGAACAATTTAACGTAGAGCCAACAGTAGAGCAGCGTTTATACGATGCCGTTTACGAGTCAGCTGAATTTTTACAGATGATCAACACCGCACCGGTTGATGACCTTGTTGGTCAATCGGTGATCATGAGTGTAGACGGTGGTATTACAGGCCGCGCAGGGGTTGAAACTGACGATACCAAAGAGCGTAAAACCCGCGACGTATCAAAGCTCGCTAAGCGTGAATACCGTTGTTACCCGGTTGAATGTGACATTCATATCACATGGGTAAAAATGGATCAGTGGTCTAAGTTCCCTGATTTTCATAATCGCTATCGTAACCACGTTCGCCAAGCAATCGCACTCGACATTATTAAAATTGGTTGGAATGGTACACACGTAGCCGATACAACCGACATTACAGCCTACCCAATGATGAACGATGTAAACATTGGTTGGTTGCAGTTGATCCGCCGCGATGCTCCAGAGCGTGCAATTAGTGAAGGCGCAACCGCTGGCGAAATTCGCATCGGTGCCGATGGCGATTACGAAAACTTAGACCAAGCGGTGCACGACGCATTGCAAGGTATTCCTGAGCATAAGCGTGCAAATATGGTAGCCATTATTGGCGACGAGTTATTAGCGCACGATAAAAATAAGCTCTACGCCAAACAAGCCCATACGCCAAGCGAAAAAACCAAGATTGAATTGCAGCAGGTGATTGATACCTACGGCGGTTTGATGACTTACAAAATCCCGTTTTTCCCCGCACGCGGCATTTTAGTCACCAGTTTTGACAACTTAAGTCACTACGTACAAACGGGCTCAACGCGTACCAGTGTAGAAAACAACGCCAAGAAAAAGCGCGTTGAGGACTACCTATCACGCAACGATTGCTACTACGTAGAAGACCTTGAAAAAGTCATGTACTTCGAGTCTACCAGCATCAAGTTACCAAATGCCGCCGGCGACGCGTGGGCATAGCAGCCTGATTATTTAGCAGCAGTTAGTCGCCCTATATTCCTTGTTTCGGGGCGGCTTTTTTTCACAAAATTAAAGAGTGTTTTTAAATGAGCTTAGTCAAAAAATCATTAGCCAAAGCAGCAAGCAGCGTACCAACAAGCACTGACAAAAAAGCGCCAACGGTCGCGGCAACAGCCACGAACACCCATGCGCCAACCATTATCACTACGCAAACCGAGTACCAGCTTTATGCAGCGGCCATCGAATCTGACTTAGCTCAACTAAAAACATTTACAGATATTGCAGATAAAGCGACATACAAATCTGAAGCGTTAGAGCGCCAGGATTACTTAGGTTACATCAATCAATATCGACTAAGCGGCCAGTGCCACCCGAACACCGTTTTAGCATGGGTGTTTATTTGGTTGGTTGATCTTAAACGCTGGGATGCTGTGTTAGAACTACTGCCATTTATGGTTGAGCAAAAGCAACCACTACCAACGGTATTTAATACCAAGCATTGGCCTGCGTTCGTTATCGACCAACTCTATGACGATGCAAATTACTACCTAACAGAATCAAAGTTGCAAGGCTTGTTTGATATTAGCTACGTACTGCGCGGCCTGATCAATACCGTAAAAAATCAAGATTGGAACGGCCTTGAAGTCGTAGGCGGTAAATTGTACGCCATTGCTGCCAAGGTTGATGCAGCCCAGCATAACTATGGTAATGCACTGTTATTTGCGGAGCACGCCCAAGCGATTAACGACAAAGCAGGGGTTAAAGGTTTAGTCGATAAGCTAACGAAACAGTTAAAAGGGATCGTTAGCGAATAACAGCTCCAACGCCGGTGGGCAACTTAGCACTTCGTCAGCATTCGTTGTTTGACGCCCTGTGACTAAGTGGCGCCCACACCCAATTTAATGTGTGTTTTACAGGTGCAATATGAACTTAAGCGGTATGCCCCAAGCAGATTTACAAAGCATCAATGTTGATGTGCCAGGTAATGGCTATTACCCAGCATTGAGCACCGCGTATTTTATTGAGCACTACGCAGTTGCCCAAGAGTATGCCAGCAAAAGTGCGATGCTCGTTGAAAAGCTAAAGCGTGCACAGGGTGAAATTAACCAAGAACTAGCAAGCGCGGTGCTCACCAACGGTGAGCCACTAAACGCTCAACAAGTCATGTTTTATAACGATGCGGTTTATAGCAAAGCCAAGGCGCATTTATTGGTATCAAAGCTGGGCAGTACGCACCGAGACAACGCAACAGCACAAAGCCAAACTGCAATTGATAATTATGATCACTGGCAACGCGAAAGCATAAACGCCATGCGTTTACTGCAAGCACTGAGCCCTAACTTATCGGTAGCGCTGTTATGAGTCAGAGCAAAATAGCAATGCTTAAACAGCATTTAGCCACTGCCGTATATCAAGGCCACAAACTTGCGCTCGATACCCAGTTTGATAGCTGGATAGAAGGCGGGCGCATAGAGCCAAGCAGCAAAACGGTCAATGGCAACGGCTTATTAGCTGCGCGTTTTTATTACTCAGGGGTTATTAGCATAAACCCTTGTGCAGCACCGGCAGCATTGATCTGTGCGTTTGCATCGTTTTGGTTGCAAAACAATGGTGGGCGTTATGACAGCACCGACATTGAATTTAGCGCCGACGTAAACGACGACAACAGCAACGAAGTAGAGCTAACGATAGAGCAGTTATGTGAAGACATCGAGCTAATACACACACCTAACGGCCCATTTGAATTAAACGGTAGTCGTTATGATTTTGGTGAACAAAGCCTGTGGATAGCTGAAGCGTTCACACTGCATGGTGAAGTAAGTGCTTAACGTCAAGTTTGACGAAGGGCGCAGTAAAGAACAATTAGCGTTTTTACAGCTTAAGCCAAATAAACGCCGCAACCTATTGCGCAGTGCAATACGTGCAGCAAACAAAAGCAGTAAAGAGCGCATTACTGGGCAACGTGATCTGGTAGGCAAAACATGGCAAGGCAGAGCCAACGGCAAAAAAAAGAAAATGCTCACCAAGCTAAAGCGCAACATGAAAGTACGTTACGGCGCCAATAGCGCAGGGGTTTATTTTAGAGGTGGCAACAGCGGCAAAATAGCCCGCGCTCATCAAGAGGGTGTAAGCCTAGATGTAGGTAAACCCAAAGGTTTAGCTGCACAGAATAAAGAAGGGCCAGCCACGCGTAATTTAGCCCGGGCACTAATAGCCGAGGGTTACACAATTCCACGCGGCAAAGGTAAGGGCAGTAAGCGCCCCAGCATTAAATGGATTACAGAAAATTTAAGTATTAACCAAGCAGGGTTTTTACTGCGTGATTTAAAGGGCAGCTCAGGCAAGAGCTCATGGCAAATTGATTTGCCTGCCCGCTCTTTTTTAGGGCAAACCGTTACTGAACAAAAACAGCAACAAAGTTTTATTTTAAACAAAGCTATGCACGTGGCGTAGCGCAAAGCAAAAGGAACGACCATGGCACAAGGTAAAGTATCCGTTGCCGCCATTCAAACAGGCAGTGGCGCTACAAAACAAGTAGAGCGCAGCGTATTATTTTTAGGCCAAGCGCCCGAAAATAATGGCAGCATTTTACCCATTAACGCACAAAGTGATTTTGATGATTTGTTTGGCGCTGCCGACTCACCATTAAAAACCCAAGTAAAAGCATGGCAACGCAACGGCGATGACCTAGTCAGTGGCTATGCCATCCCGCATGGCGCCGGTGATGATGTAATGGCCTTAATTGATGAAGCAATGGATCAAGACATCAGTCCTGAAATCATTGTTATTTGTACGCCTGTCACAGGTAAAGCCGAAATCGAAAGCTATCAAGCAAAAGCGCTTGAAATCCTGTCAGGCCAATCGCGTTACGTGCGCTTTTTATTAGCGGCACCAGGTTTAACGCCTGAGCAAAATTGGTCAGATTTAGTAACTGCATTACAGCCATTAACTGATGGTGTAGTAGGCGAACGCGTTGCAGTGATCCCGCTTTTATTTGGTGATGAACTCGGCGGCGTAACAGGGCGTTTATGTAAAAGCTCAGTCACTATTGCTGATAGCCCAATGCGTGTACTCACTGGGGCATTGTCACTGATGCCACACCCAACTGATGCAGCAGGCAAACCGCTTACTAATTCAACCACTGCGGCACTGGATGCACAGCGTTTTAGTTGCACGCAGTTTTACCCTGATTTTGACGGCACCTATTTTGGCGATGTAAACATGCTGGATGCTGAAGGCGGTGATTTCCAAAAAATCGAAATAGGCCGCATTGTCGATAAAGCCGCGCGTGCCGTTCGCATCATCGGTATTCAAAACGTTAAAAATCGCCGCTTAAACAATAGCAGCACCGGTATTGAATTTGGTAAACGCATCATGGGTAAACCACTGCGTGATATGGCGCGATCAGTAAACATCGGCGCCGACAAATTCCCCGGTTTAATTGACGCCCCAAAAGACGACAGTATTAACCTCACGTTTATGGATGCGACCACGTTGCAAGTTGTGCTTAAGGTTAAGCCAATCGATTCACCCAGCACCATTATTGTTGGGATCATGTTAGATAACGCAGAGTAGGAGCGCGAACATGCAAAAGGTATTAGGCGGTAAAGACTTCGATATTTTTATCGGGGGCTCGATGGTTCACGTTATGGAAGCTACTTGCAAAATTACGGATGGGCGCACCGTTAAAAAAGTGCGTGGTATTCCAAAAGGCTTTATTGACGGCGACGTAGAGGGCGAAGTAACGCTAAAACTCGATCACGAAAACTGGTTATTAGTGCAAGCGCAAGCCGAAAAAGCAGGCAGTTGGAAAGGCATTGAACCCTTTGATGTGGCATTTAATGCAGAAGTATCCGCCGGTAAAAAGAACGTTGAAGCGTTTGGTTGCTTGCCGCAGTTAGACGAGATTTTAAACATCAAAGCCGATGGCGGCGAAGAAGACACCACAACAATTAAGTGTCCGATCACCAGCCCTGATTTTGTCAAAATTAACGGCGTGCCTTATCTAACCGCTGATGAAGTGAGAGATCTGTAATGACTAAAGCCATTCGCACACTGACTGCCACAACATTACTAAGCACCCTGCAAGCATGTGGGCATAAAGTATTTGAGGGTGAATTAAACCTAAACATTATAGGTATTCGCCATGCAAACACCCGCGCCAACACGTTTAACGATGCAATTTGTGTGTTGTATCAGCAAAACAGCGAATGGCAGTTAAAGCAGTTTAAAGCCACAACGGATGCCGGTATTTACTGGCGTAAACACCCAATGAATGTAGATGGTACAGCCGTGCTAATTGCAGGGCAGCATAAAAGCCTGTGGACATTGGGTTATCACCAGGGCAAATACCGTGCCCTTGTACAACATAAACCGGTTGTTGTTCTACGTGACAACAACCACGACACCGAGTTAGACACGGACGTCACACCCCAAGCAGTACTACAGCAAGGTTACTTTGGCATTAATTGCCACCGCGCAAACAGCAAGGTCACATCAACGCAAGTTGATAAATGGTCAGCCGGTTGCCAGGTGTTTGCAAGTCCTAATGACTTTGATGAATTTATTGCTTTGTGTGAGCAATCAGCAGCCAAGTATGGCCCTTATTTTACCTACACACTGCTAGAGCAAGCAGATTTAAAAGAGAGTATTGATCATGGCGTTTGAGAAACACATCACATTAGAAACCCCCGTTGGCGACATTACATTTAACGTCAATGGCGCTGACTATAACAAATACATTAACTCGACTCAGCCGAATAACAAGGTGCAGCCGGCAACTAACTTTTTGCTAAACACAGTGGTTGAAGCCGATGCTAAAAAGCTAAAAGAGCTGGTACAGCAACCAGGTGCCGCATTGTTTTTAGTGGGTGCCATTGTTGAAGAATATCAACCCGAGTTTAATTTTACGGTAAAAAAATCGAAAGCCGAGCCAAGCAAATAGGCAAAAGCAGGCTTGATCAGTTACTGGCATACCACGCTAAATATTTTGGCAATTTAGCAGTAACTGACGAGAGCTTGGCACAGGCGCTTTACCTTGAAACATCACAGCAAGAAAACTTTGTAACCGCCGTAAATAACGGCATTTGCACAGCATTAGGCGGCGAGTAATTAATGGCAACACTCAGCAAATTAGACAAGCTTACTTATTCAATCGGCATCATTGACAAAGTCACTGGCCCGGTTAATAAAGTCATGGCTAAAATTAATCAGCTGAGCCAGCAAACCGCCGCCGCCCAAGACCAAATGATGCGCGGCGCAGCCACAGCCGTGGGTGGTGGTTACGCCCTTGCAAAATCACTTGCGCCTGCAATTGATCACGTTGCCGCATTGGGTGAAGTGCAATCACTGGGCGTTACTGATGACGCCCTGCAAAAGCTTTCTAAAACATCGTATGAATTTGGCTTTCAATTTGGTGGTAACTCTGCCGAATTTGTCCGCAGTGCTTACGATATTCAATCAGCCATTGCCGGCTTAAATGGTGATGAGCTATCCGAGTTTACTAAAACATCAAACATATTAGCTGTAGCGACCAAGGCGGATGCGGCCACCATCACCAGTTATATGGGCACCATGTATGGCATCTTTGAAAAAACCGCTAATAAGATGGGCAAAGCGAATTGGGTAAACCAAATAGCAGGGCAAACCGCCACCGCCGTACAGCTATACAAAACCACTGGTGCAGAAATGCAAGCCGCGTTTTCAAACCTTGGGGCGACCGCGACAAACATTGGCTTAAGCTCGGCTCAACAATTCGCGTTAGTGGGCGAACTGCAACTGGTTGCTAAATCAGGATCAGTGGCTGGTACACAAGCGGCTTCATTATTACAAGGGATTGGTAAAGCGCAAGATGCATTAGGCATAAAATTAACCGCTGATAACGGCGACATGCTCGCGATTGATGTGGTGCTAGGGCGTATTAATAACCGCTTATCCTCGCTGGGTTCTGTAGCGCGTGGCGATGTACTGACCCAAATATTTGGTAAACAAGGCGCAAAAGCCGTTGATGTACTCAGCACTAAAGTAGACAAATTAAAAGACGGCATCACCGTTTTTGAAAACGTGCAAGATAACTCCAAAGCCTTGGAAATGGCAAACATCATTGCCAGCCCATGGGATCGTTTAGGCGGTTCATTTAATGCTGCAGCCACCGCAATGGGTAACCGCTTATTGCCTGTGGTTGAGCCGTTCGTTGAAATACTCGCAGCCGGCTTTGCGGGCATTGTGTCACTGACTGAGCGATTCCCGTTTTTATCAAGCGTGATCGCAACGCTGGTTGTGGTTATCGTCGCGCTGATCACGGTTCATGGCATCATTATTTTTACGATGGGCCTGTATAAAATGGCGCTTGTTTCAAGTGCCGCGCTAACAGGTGGCTTAACCGTATTAACAAAACTATGGCAGGGGGCGTTAATCGCACTGCGTGTATTGGGCTTTTTATCACTCATTGCCACGATGGGCGCGGCGGCCATTGCTATGGGAACATTTAAAGCGGTTATGCTCGCAGGCCAAGCGGCTACGTGGCTATTTAATGCGGCGCTTTGGGCAAACCCAATTACGTGGGTGGTAGCAGGTGTTATTGCACTCATCGCAGCCGTTGGGGCACTTATCTATTATTGGGATGATTTAGTGACTGCGTTTCAAAATACCGCTTGGGGCAAAGTATTAATGGCGGTGTTTGATAGTGTGAAAGCGGCCTTTAATGGGGTAATTGATAGCGTTAAATGGGTGCTTGAAAAACTCGGCCTGATTGACGATACAGAGGCAAAAATAAAAACAGAGGCAACCTCAACACACGAAAACATTAACCGTGCTCAGCCTAGCAATTTAGTCATGCAAAATGCAGGTCAAGCATTCAGCGGTGACTACGGCCAAGCCGTGATCAACAAAGCCGCGCAAGTACCAGGCAACAAAGTCAGCGCCAACCATGCTGCAGTGAATGATGTTACATATTCAAATCGAACGCAGTTAAACGCAGGCCAAACGAATAATGCTATTAACTCAGCATTACAAAGTAGTCATGCCATTGAGCAAACAAATAACGCGCTGACACAAATCAACGCGTTAAATAACAGTGCTGTAGATTCAGTTGTAGCAAATGAACACACCAACGCAGTAACCACAGCCACGAACGATAGCGTAAAATCAACAAGCGCTAAAACGGCCAACATCAATAACAGCGCTATTTACTCGGCTGTTAACGATGCTGTGTATTCAACAAGCACAGCAATGAGCAATGCAACTAACCCAACATTGCAAAATAGCATTGCTACAAACCAAACAAGTAACACGCACGCACAAACTAGCGCGTTAAATAACAGTGCCATAAATTCAGTTGTAGCGAATGCACAAACCAACGCAGTAACCACAGCCGCGAACGATGGCGCAAAATCAATGAGCGCGACAACGGGCAACATCAAGAACAGCGCTATTAACTCGGCTGTTAACGATGCTGTGTATTCAACAAGCACAGCAATGAATAGTGTAATTAACCCAACATTACAAAACAGTATTGCTACAAACCAAACAAATAGCGCGCTTACTCAAACCAGCGCGTTAAATAACAGTGCCATAAATTCAGTTGTAGCAAAGACACAAACTAACGCAGTAACCACAGCTGCGAACGGTGTCGCAAACTCAACTAGTGCAACAACGGCCAACAAAAATAACAGCGCTATTAACTCAGCATTACAAAACAGCTCAGCTACACATAACTATGCTGGTTATATTGCACAATCAACGCCGTTCGCACCGCAATCAGCGCTACAAAATACCGTTGTTAGCACAGCTAACAATTTTACTAACGCTGCCAATTCACCTGTTTATAGTAGTAAACACGTACAACTTACCCGTGTTAATCAAGGCGCAGCGCCATTACAGCCATCGCCCGTGGTCAAAACAGATCAGGCAATTACCAACGTAGCCAATGCCAGTGCTTACAAAGTTGATCAACTAAGCACTGAGCAACAACAGCAAAGCAATAGCTATAAAGCCAAAGTGCAAAAATCAGCGTTTTTACAAAACCTAACGAGCAATACACATAACAGCAGTAGTTCAAGCGACAGCGATAACCGTAAGAGCGTGCACATTGACAGCTTAACGATTAAGTCAGACGACGTAGCGCAAAGCTTTGAGCAAATGATGGAGTTAGCTGGCTAATGAACTTTGATATTGCACTACACATTGATCTCGCGATTGAAGATAACGACTTTGTACTAAACGACTCGTTAAGCCCAAGCACATTAAAAAAAGCCGATGTAATTGGCCAAGACATAAAGCACCGAATTTTAGAAAGCGGCTTATTGGTAAAGCTCATTGGCCTGCGAAATAAAAACGGCATAGCGCCGATTTTAACTGAGATTGAATTACTCACTGAGCAAGACGACCGCATCAAGCCGGGCACAATAAATGTGTACCGCAATGACGACGGTACATTAAGCATCACCGCACAAACGCGCCAATACGGGGGGATAACGAGTGGAATTTAAAACACTGATGCAAAAAGCGGGGTTGCCACTGGATGAGCAAACTGCGCAAACGCAGTGGCAAGCACAGCTAAAAAAGCAAAATATCCAAGTTGCGAACAACTCACCGTTTGGCCCCTTCTGGCGAACCGTTGAAGCGCTGATCACAAAGCCCGTTGTGCAGCTATTTAATTGGATAGCAACCCAGCTAATGCCTGACTTATTTATTATGACCGCCAGCCGAACTGCATTAATTGAGCGTCACGGCCCCGCGCGTAATGTATTTATTCAAGCGGGCGTAAAAGCACAAGGCATACTCACGTTCAGGCGAAGCAATACCGAAGGTGAAACCTCTATCGTTGCCGGCACGCAAGTGGTGACTGATATGCTGGGCGATACAGCTTACATGCTTGCATTGTTACAAGATGTTTATTTTAGCGACGGCCAACGCATCGCGTATGCACACGCTGAGGCCACCGATACAGGCGCCGCATTTAACTTACCCGCTCATGCTTATCGCTTTTTTATTGAGCAACAAGACGGGATCACCGTAACAAATAACGACGACTGGTTAATTAAGCCTGGTTCTGACGATGAGAGCACCGAGCATTATCGCTTACGTATTCGTAATGTGTTTGGCACAGCCGCGCGCTGGCATATTAACGCCGTATACAAGCAAATTATTGCAAGCTTTGCTGTACCAATAGACAACATTGTTATTGAAGTAAACGCCCCGCGTGGTCCAGGTACTGCAAATGCGTATATTTATTTAGACGTTGGCCCCGTACCAACGGCATTACTTAGTGCCATCAATCAGCATATTCGCACCGCAGGCCATCATGGCTTAGGGGATGACTTTATGGTCTACGCCATGGCGACCACTGGGTTTAATATTACTGCAACGTATAAATTACATGATAATAGCCAAGCTATTCAAAGCGATTTAACCACGTTTATACAAGCCGCATTTCGTCAAAATGCAGCGTATGCACCCACACGTGTAGCGCATCAAACAGTATTCAGCATTAGTCAATTAATTACAGAGTGCCATGAGCAGTTTAGTCAACTTAAATCAATCAAGTTTGATATTGACGACATAACCTCCGCTAATTGGCTACCTGTACTTACATCATTAACCGTTAACGAGGTGGTAAATGGCTAATGAAATCGCAACCTGGTTAAACAAAGGCTACGCCGAAAAACTGGTAAAAGCGGCAACCGGCTATTGGGGGCAATCACGCGACTATGTTATGTGGGCAGTAAACCAAAAAGACGAATCGAAAAACGAAGAGCCCGTATTAGGTTTTTTAGCATGGGAGCGTTTAACTAATCGCTTAGATGACGAACCAATCGAGCTATATCGTAAGCGCGTACAGCATGCATTGGTTAATACCATTGACGCCGGTGAAGTAGCCTCTGTTAAAAGTATTTTTGACCGTCTAGGGTTAGAGATACTTAACGTGCGCGAACGAATCGACGGCCGAGATTGGGACATTATCGCCATAGATATGACTGATACAACGCTTGCCAGCGCTAATGAGCTATTACCAGAGCTAATACAGCTCTATGGGCGAACTTGCCGACGCTACGAATTGACCGTGCATAACAAAGCCGATGTGTCGCTGAGCGTAGGATTAACCCACGTACAGTGGGATAGCTGTCACATTGATCACCCACTGCATTTAGCCGCACAAAATAAAGCCCAGCAGCAATACAGCCACGGTTTTACTGATTTGCAAAACGAAAGTAGCCATGCGCCACTGCATGCAATAACGCACGATGTAAAACACACATTACCAATTGAGCAGCTATATCAATTTTTAGGGTGCGACAACCTTGTAAGTAATACACATCACCAAGCAATCACCACCGATGTACAGCATGTTATTGCCGCACATCATCACTATGGATTTTTAAGTAAAGAGGGCGGTGTCAGTATCGCCAAGGAGCCATTATGACCCAAGCGATCACCGGCATTATGACCAATGCCGGTAAAGGTTACATCACAGCCCGCGCACTAGAAAATAAAGGGCTTGATGTAAAGGAGTTGGTATTAGCAAACGTACCAAATCTAAACGAAAGCGCACAGCGTAATCCGAACGAAAAAATGCCCAGTGCGCTACAAATAGTACACAGACGCGACATTGATGCAAAAGGCTATGTGGATGCAAATACCGTCGCCTGGGCTGTGATACTTGAGCAAGACGTTGGCGACTTCGACTACAACTGGATAGGTCTAGTAACAAAAGATGGCACACTATTAGCCATTGATTACTTGCCATTACAGCGCAAACGCCAAGGTGTAAACAACGTACATAACCGATCGTTTGTACTCAAGTTTGCAGCGGCTGCGGCACTAGCTCGCATTACTATCCCTGCACAATCATGGATGTTTGATTACAGCCCACAGATTGATTCAATTAACAATGTGTTACTGATCACGGTCACAGCGCAAATTAATAATATGAAACGACATATTCACCGAGTATTAGAGGATAAATAACCATGGCAGATATAAACCAGCAATTAGGTAGTTTGATTGCATCAGCGGATGCATTAACAGAAGTCGTTGCAGGCCAAGTTGGAAAAATTAACGATACATTGGCAAAGCAAGAGCAGCGAATTTCGGCTAAAGAAGCGCAAGTTGATAATTTTATAAGCAGTGCACAACCTGAAAAGCGGATCGTGACGGATATAACGATAGGTGGATCTAGTGATTACTTATACCCGGTGTGGTTTACTTTTCCTCATTCTGGCGGAAAGTTAAAAGTATGGCGCACATATAATTGGAATAGCGACACAAAACCTTTAAATCCATTATCGGAACATCAATGTGGTTTATTTGCTGAGATAGAAGGTAGTTCAACTCCTTGGCATGGGAACCCTGCGTTTATGCAATTAAAGCGATTTGATGAAAGTTATAATCAAGTATTCAGTCATCCTGACTTTAGAATGAACTGTTTTAATGAAAAACTCGACCCTAATTTACCGCTTTATGGTGGCGGATCAGACGGTTTAATCGGTCCGTATTGTTATCGAGCATCAGGGTTTTACTTACGAGGAGGGGGCATTAAGTATCAGTTGATTAGTAACTGGAATATTGATGTTCAGTACAGTGATAAACACGAAACCACGCTCATTAGTGAAGGTATTATTTCTGAGTCATCAGGTTCTTATAAATGGACAGTAAAACCAATTCCGTTTACTGAGCTTAAAAGCCCAATAGGTACTCTTACGCCATTTGATTCAATGCTTCAGCGCAAAGCTTAAATAAGGAGGAAACATGTTTTTTAAAAAATTAACCATTAATGGGGTTAACTTTGTAAATGTACCCGCAGAACCAAATATTTTACTTGAAATGGGTGTTAGCGAAGCGGATGTTGCCACTATGCTAGACACCTTAGCCAAGGAAAATGGACGTTTAGAGGTACTTTCTGAGCGGCTAGCGGCATACAAAGCAGAGTCAGACCCTTTGTATATGGAAGCACAATTTGATGGCACACCCGAGTCACTACAAAAGTGGCGTGATAAAGTATCTGAAATCAAAACCCGTTATCCATTGCCTGACAATGCATAACGTAGCGTTTTGTTATCACCAAACTGCCGCCCCTTGCTCAATGCAAGTGGGCGCGCAGCTGCTTGGATTAGCCATTAAAGACGCGACGCGCACTGATAAACCAGCAAGGTATAGCGGTTTATTGTTGTCAGTAAGTGCAACCGATCCCGCAGCACTTGCCAGTAAGCTGGAATCGATAAACAGCTATTGCCCAATCCCTGAGTTTATAGCCTGCGGTCAATACGCCAAAAGTGACAGCACGTTAGAGCAAAGCAAGCTCGTAACATATGACGGGCAAAGCATAGAGTGGCAAATAAACACCCTGCAAAACCTATTACCAATTCGTGATCTGCAAATAGCGGACGAACTCGCTACAGTAAACGATAGCGGCAAGCAATTAATTACCACGATTTATGATGCACTAAGCCAAACAGCAGAGCTAAAAACAGCCCGCGACCAGCGGCTAAATCAAGCGCAATTTACTGCCCAAAGCAGTGGCTTAGATATGCAATTAATAACAGCCGGCACAGCTAAACAGTTAGCCGGTTCAGTTGCGAGTAAAGGCGGTGATGATCGTTATTGGGCACTGTGTTTATTCGTTGGCGAACTGGACGAACTTAATCAAATTAAAGAGGTGTTATGAGTATCGCGCTAGACGGTTGGAATGTGCCAGGCTTTGAAACTCGTGTAAATGCAGGCATCAAATTAGCCGGCGGCGATATGTCAGGGTTTGGTAGCTTTGCATTGAGCAGTGATCAAGGCGTAAAGCCCGGTACACTCACCGTAAATACAAAAATTCCGTTTGATCAAGAAAGCGAGTTAGCATTACTTATCAGCAAAGCAAAAGCGTTAGACGAAAACGGCGCCCGCATTATTTACACAATTAATAATGCACTCGCACAAGCCTATAAAATACGTAAAGCAAAGTTTGACGGTGAAGTGAAAGCAACTGAACTTGAAGACAAACGCGGATGGCAAGTAGCGTTTAAGCTCGTAGAGGTTCAATCAGTTTCTGAGCGCGAACAACAGCAGCTAGATACAGTAGCAAACCAAAATGCCATAACACAAACAACAACCAGTAACGACGATATTCAAAATAAATTTAATGAGGTCGAAGGGCCATGACCGCGCGGTTTTCAAACTCCTTAAAAATTGGCGGCCAGCATGTTACCAATATTGTTGATAAAACTGTGCAGCTTGATATTGCCAGCACCGGTCGTGCAAAGTTTGAAGTGGTCACAGAGCAAGCGCCCAGCGGATTAGTTGAACTGCACTTAGGGTACACGCTAGATAATATGATCCCGTATTTTCTCGGCGTTATAGAATCAAAGCACCAAGCCAATGGTCGTTGGTATTTAACCTGCCGCGAATTACTCGGCGCGTTAAGCTTTCCGGCACCGCTGGCGGTTCGACACCCGACAATAAACACTGTGCTTGATGAATTGGCAAAACTCGGTGTTGAGTTTGTAACGCCAGAAAACGCAGAATATTTAAATCAAATAATGCCAGCGTTTTATCACAGCGGTACCGGCATTGAAGCACTCAGACAAATCGGCAAAGTATGGGGCATTAATGATTTTATATTTCAGCAGCGCCCTGACGGTAAAATATTTGTAGGCAGTTGGCACGACTCGCGCTGGCCGATGGCAGTCATTAACGATTTTCCAGAGCACACAATAACCGCCAAAAGCTCAACCACTGGCGAGCTAATCGCTATCCCAAAACTAAGACCAGGCATAAAACTAAATGGCCGACACATTACCGAAGTAACACTAATCAACGACAGGATGCACATACGATGGTCAAACAAGCCATTAAACGCCTAATACAGCGCTATTTTCCAGAGCTGAACGAGAGAAAACATTTACCCCAATTGGCGCGCATTGAAAAAATATATGACCTACCAAGTGACGGTGCAGCAGTCAGCACTACATTTAGGCCGCTAAAAGGCGCCGACGTACAGCTATTAAACCCGCGAACAGGCGAGCCATTAGCAGTGCCCGTATTTCAGCAAGTAACACTTGGTACAGGGCAAGCATCTGATCACGGATTATTAAACGAACCCGTACCAGGCATGCAGTGTTTAATACAATATATCGACGGCCTAAACAGCCATCCAGTGATCACCAGCTTATTACCATGGCAAAGCTTAGTGCCAGAGCACAAACGAACCGACGTAACCTTGCAACAAAATAACCGTAGCAAATTACAAGGGCGCGACGGCAACTGGCAGTTAACCACTGATGGCGGCATAACCCAAGATAGTGACACGCGCAAAACAACTGCACGCAAAAGCGAACAAAACTACCACGAACGCACCTGCAGCATAGACAGCCACGACATTACAAAAATCGACGGCAACCAAATCACTGAGGTAATGGGCGCCTTAAAAACAGTGGTCGGCGAAAAAGCATTGATCATAGCCCTTGAAGGATTACTACTCGGTAGCAAAGAACAGGTAGATATTGAAGCCACCAAAAACATGAACCTAACCACGCTCAAAACCCTACACGCTAAAGCAACAGATTTAGCAAAGGTGGAAGGTAAAACAGTGTGGCTAGGAAATAATTCAGTAAACGTTGCTCAAGTACTCCTTGATTTAATAAGCCTGGTTAAAGACATAAACCAAAGCCTAGAAACCCACGGCCATAAAGATCAGGGAGCAGGCCCGCCAATTACACAAGGCGAATTTACAGGCCATAAATCAACAGCTAACTCATTAAAAAACAAGCTTAATCCAATCGTTGAATAACCTTTAATTTAAAATGCATACATATTTTACATACAATTTAATCATGTCACGTTGCAATTGAAAGTTACCTAGTTGGTAACTTTCACAAGTTGCTTTAAAAGGTAATATTTCTATAAAACTTCAAATTTAAAGCTGACAACTAACTATTTTTTTTAGACCAGATTTATGGGTCTTTTTTTCAAATAGACTATGTCTAAGAATTATTTTTTTAGAAGGTAAAAGATGGAAAATAAATTAGAAAGTATAGCTGTGGTTAACACGCAAATGATGGGGGTTCTTACTCTATTGACTGACCATGATAGTTATAAAGATTTGGAAAGTAGTTCACTAGGTGCGCTTTTATATATGCTGCTTGAACAGAGTAGTTCAATACATAAAGAATTGAGAAGTTAATACAGGGGCTGAAATGCCCCTTTTTATTCTGTTGCAGCCTGAGTAGTGTGTATAAATGTGTGTATAAATTATATTTTTTATTTATATAAGTTTAATTTAAACAGGTGCTTATCTAGTTTTGATTATAATCGTGCCA